GGTCAACTCGTTCTTAAGATCCGGACCCGACAGAGTGGGGTGATCCGTAGCGCAAAGGGGCTTGCCATCGCCACCAGTGGAGGTGGTGAAGGCGCCGTTCAGAACGGAAGCAGCCTTGATTTGCTTGGTTTGAGCCATCGAACGGGCCAGAGCGCGGGTATAACGCGCTGCGAGTTTGTCATAGAGGTTGTCCTCTACGGCTTCCTCGGTCAGAGCGAATGCCAGTGCAATGGTTTCGTGGGTGTAACGAGCGGCATAAACTTCTTGCGCGTTGTCATAAGCAACACCAGCGCCTTCAGCTTTAACCGGAGCGTTACCAAAACCGGAGAGCATAACTTCTTCCTCGAAAGCACGATCAGACGTCTCGATGTCATAAATCTGAGCGTGTTCGTTTTCGTAGTTCTGATACTCCAGACCAAAAAGAGCATTGAGGCCAGGCTCAAGCTCGCGTACTAGTTGTGCACGTGTAATTGCCATGATTAGACTCCTGCAGTACCCGTGCCACCCTTGTACAGGTGGTTATTCGGGATAACAATGAGGTTAGCGTAAGCAGCGGTGACGTCATTGTCTTCGCTATCTTCATACACGCCAACAACTTTCCACGGATAGGTTGAATTGCTAGTAGCAGGAACGCCAACTTGCTGGCCAGATTGACCAGTCGTAGAACTTCCAGCTACAGCAGTATCCAGATCAGCGTTACGACCAACACAAGTAGCAGCAGCAATGCCGGAGCACTGCACTACAAACTGAGCGTTAGGATCGTCGTTGACCAGAGCAACAATACCATCCTGGACAATGCTACCGGGATAGTAGTTTTTCCAGGTGGGCTTGCCGGTCGTGGGATCGACATAATAACAACCCTGGAAAACGCCTACAATAGCGGCGCCGGTTGTGGCAATTGCCAAATATCCTCCGGATAACTTAACGGAATCGCCCTGATAAATAGCGGTGCCGTAGTTATTGGAGATCTTGTACTGCGTTAGACCTTGGTTATCGTAGTTACTGCCAGTTTTTCCGACAGGACGAAAACCAAAAGGCTTATTAACGTTAGCCATTTGAATCTTCCTTACAAAAAATTAGTCTTCGGCCTTACGAGGGCCACCAAAGGTAACTCTCGACTGTCTATCCGGCTTGACTACTCGCATCGTGTCGTGAGCATTAGCTTTCATCAAATCGTTATCTACAGCCGTAATTTGATCACTTGCCCGCTGGTTGTAATGCGCTTGGCGTTCCTCCGCTATCTCATCAGGAATTCTTGCCAGCATGACATCGCCAACGCCAATGACGCCAGCATGAATGCCGCTTTGAATCGATGGGGTCACAAAGTCAGGGTACTCTTCAGCACGAACCAGTTCATACCCCTCACGGAGTTTTCCTGCTACGTTCTTGCTGTCATCTGTACCACCAGCCTGCGTCCTAATCCAACGATGGCGAAATCCAGGAGGTGCGGGAGGTGCATCTAGGTCCGAAGGACGTACCCACGACTTTTTGCGCTCCGTCTTTTCACGGGTTGCAGAAGCACGAGTTGTGCGGTCAATTTTTACTTGATCAGTCATGTTTATCTCCTTACGTACTTAGCGTACTCTTCCAGGGGGACACCAATTCGTTTAGCCATGGCCACTTCACTTGGTGTGAGTTTGATGGTCCTGCGCCCATTTTGGCTCACGGGGGTGCCGCGAGTTGCAGGAGCAATACCGGGGGCGTCTACATTGGTATTGACCTGGGGTTTACGAAACTTGTGCGGAAACTCCTTTCGGATTCTCCGATTTAGCTCATCGTAATACTCATCACTTGACAAGTCAAACCCTTCTTGTTCTAGCTGGGCATGAACTGCGTATGCCCCGTTAGTCATAACCGGGTCTTCGCCAAACCATTCATTCTCCTCGGCCCACTTTTCGGCCTTTGGATCAGGACCACGTTGTTGAACGGGTTGCTGATAAACAGGCTGTTGGTAAGCGGGTTGCTGGACTGGCTGTTGAATAGGCTGCTGCACTTGCTGGGGGCGTTGCGCTGCAGCACGCTGGAACTGGTCCTGCTGGATCATCAGTTGAGAGAGAAACTTCTGGGCCTCAACAACCGCCTTTCCGTCCCCGCGCTCCACGGCATCCTGCAGATTTGCCTCAGCAATAGAGATCTGAGACTCGATCCGGCCCTTGGCTTCAGTTAAGTATCCCTGATCTAAGGCCTGAGTCCGGGCCTGCATTTGTTGGAGATTGGCCTGGACCTGCTTGGCGTACTCCAGGGCTGCCTGCTCCCGGCGCTCCGCCTCGCGCAGCTTGGCGGTCATCTTCTCAATGCGTTTTTTGACCTTGGCGCTGTACTCCTCGTGCTCCTGGGTACCGCGCTCGGGGACCCCTTTCTTGGCGGCTTCTTCCGGTTCAGCAGCAACCGGCTCTTTTATTTCAGCCGTACCGTCGTCTGCGATTTCAACCTCGGCACCCTGTTCGCCTTCGCCCAGGTTGAATTCCAGTTGGTCGTCCCCAGCGGGGACTTGGACCTCGTCTTTAACTTCTTCGTTCTCAGGCATGGTTTTTTCTCCTTAGACCATGTGTCGGATATCTTCGGGATCCTGGATGGTGGCCAGAATCTCGTCGTCATTCAGGATTCGGATCTCCCCGTCGTCTATGCCAATGCGGGCACCGGCATAACGGCCAAAGATCACCCAATCCCCCTTCTCGCACCACGGGCCGTGGGGAAACTTCTCCTTGTCTGCATAGGCCAGGGGCCCAAGAGACACGACATACCCACATACCGTAGCGATTTGTTGCCGTTCGGCAGCCTGTTCAGCCAAAACAATGCCGCCCTTGGTTTTTTTGGGTGGCTTGAATGGCAAAACCACGATCCGCCAGCCAGTGGGCTTTGGGATTCGGTCCAAAACGCTCTGATCCATGTTTTCTGGACGGTTTTGAGCCTCTTCCTCATCAGCTTTCTGTTCAGCGGCGCGTTCGTCTGCCCACTTCTTCTGTAGTGCTGTCATTTCTGTCATCAATTTCTCCGTTATTGCGTGGCATCCGCCACGAGGTTAGGGTTTCTACTTATCGCTTTCTACTTTCGTCAGTATCTCTGTCATACGGTCTTCGACCATTTGCAAAGCTCGAACCTCACCAACAAGGCCGTGGTAGTGTTCGAGGTCTTTGACGCCTCCGTAAATCATTTGCTCACCGATCTCGTGTTTGCGAGACCGGATGAGCTTGTAAAGTTGTTCGACTAGATGTTCCATTAAGTGATCTTGCATCCCTTGGTTTTGCGGGCGGCCCCCTGACCACGGACATTCACCATTCCGCCACTTTTGTAGCCCGCTTCGTTATAGGCCTCGTACTCACGAGCCTCCTGCGGGACTGAGTAGTACATTTCCTTGGCCATTTTCTGGTCGTCGCGAGCGGCTTTGGCCATAGTGGTGGAGATTTTAGACAAAAAGTCATCTTCTCCCTGAATTCCACGCTGCATCATTTCGCGGGACTTGGCTAGTTTGGCCTTTTCCCGGGCAGTCGTCGGGCGGTAATTACGGGGCATGATCAACTCCTAATAAATTTTGGTTGGTACTTTGGCATCCTTGCGCATGACCTCTTTTACAGGGCCCGGCACGCCGCCACTCTTCATTCCACGGGCTTTTCCTGCCTTTTTCAAGGCAATCGCAACGGCCTGTTTCACCGCTTTTTTCTTGCTGGCGGGTTTGCTGGTGCCGATGGACCCAGACTTTTTGTACTTGCGGACCATCTCGGAGATGTTTCCGCTGATTGTTTTTTGACTACTGCCTTTTTTGAGTGGCATTTTGTACTCCCATTTGTTGAAGTCGCATTAAGGTTAAATTAGCTTTCTGGTCAGCGATACCCTCCTGAGAGGCAATCCGTGCTGCATCAGTAGCCGCTTTTTGTTGCATTTCTTGCTGTTGGAGACCAATTTTCTGCTGGTCGGCCTGAATTCTTGCCTGGTCCGCCTGCGCCCGCTGGGCCAGTTCCTGCTCTTTAAGCTTGATCAGCGGATCGGGTTGACCTTCGCCAGACAGTTGGCTGGACAGTTGACGTAACTCGCCCATGCCCTGAGCCACCAGCATTGCTACCATGGCCTCTTTCTGGATGTCCGAAACCATGCCCTTACCCTCTGGGCCATACTCGGCAAAGATCTGGGCCTCGACTTGCTCCTCGGCCTTGATACGTACGTGTTCGAGTACGTGCTTTGTCAGGACCATGGCAGCTAAAGGATTACCCTGAACAATCGGGCTCATGCCCTGGAGCATGTGGCTCACGATGTGGGCATCGTGTTGCTGACCAGCAAAGGCTTTTAGCTTCTTGCCATCAATTGCGTCAGCGTTTTCCGTTGCCGGATCTTTTGGCTTGGGCTCCTGGGTATCGTCATAGTTCAGAATCATGTCGATGTCCCGCACCCCTAGAGCCTCGTACATCCGACGATAGGCCTCATACAGGTTGTGCATCTGAGGAGCAGATTGGGCCAGTTGCAATTGGGTCTGCGCCATCATGATGCGCTGGGCCGAGGAATGCACGTTGGGATCAGCCACCGGCAATATGTCGATACGCTCGTCAAAATCCTCCTTAAAGATCTTGCGATCGCCGCCCTCGACCTCATACGGATACTCATCGGGCAGGTGTTTGGCCATGCAGTTGGCCAACAGTTCAAACTCAAGCTTTTGTGCGTAGTGCAAGCGCTTGTGGATGCCCGACATAACATTGGCACCCTTTTCTAACAATGCTATTGTTGTTCCCACCGCAGCTTGTTGGTTACCGTCGCCCACCTGCATGTCAGCAATGCTGGCAAGCCTGCGACCAGAGTCAATACAGAATCCCATCAAGGTATAGAGCGTCTGGCTGGGCTCCTTGTATGGAAGGGGCAGCAATGAGGACGCTAGATCCGCGCCACCCGCATCGATATCTCTCCACTCGCCTGGCTGCAGGGGGTTGTCGTCATCTGCGATCCGCAGGCCACGAGCTTTAAATCCGGCAGGCAGATTAGCCAGCGTTCCGGCATCCAGCAACTGCCGTAGGGCAGAGGTGGCGGCACGGTTTAGGTTGCCAATCAAGTGTACGAGACCATAGCCCATGCATCCGGGGCCGGGGAGGAACATGTAATGAACGTAATATTGCTCCGCGCAACACGTTTCATCGTCCTCGCGCCAATTGCGGTAGATGGATAGGACTTTGCCGCTATCCTTGTCAACGGTAATGATGTACGGCTTTTTGATTCCGTCCTTGTCCTCAAAGCCAGGGACGTCATACAGAATATGCGCCTCTAAAAGCGTGTATTCCTCATCCATATAGCCCGGAGTCTGGCCAGACGCACGATCTTCTGCATCCGAGATTGGAGTTTCGCGAGGCGTAACTGGCGCCTCTTCCATCGCAACATCCAGATAAACGCCCGCCACCTGCGCTTTACGAAGTTCGTTGGCAGACATAGGCACCACTTGAATGCAGCGCTCATTTTCCCAAGGATTGCTCGAACCATGATAGGGCATCACAAAGTTATCGGGGGTAATGAAGGGCGATACACAGCGCTTCTTTGCCTTATCAAAGTAAACCTTCTTAAAGGCTGACCCACCATAACCCACGTACCAGAGCATTTGGTCAAAGTCTGGCGTGTATTCCTTCATGACCGTGGTGATCTCGTAGTTCATGTAGTCTTTTACACGCTGGGCTTGTGCCTCACGGCGACGGTTGCTTGCACCGATCACGGTCGTGCGCACGGGCCCGCCCGGGGGCATGAGTTCTTTCATGGCCTGGGCAGAAAACTGGGTAATGGCTTCCGTCAGCATGGGGACAGACACGCCCGATGCGCCACGGAAAGGCTTGGTCCTGACTTCGTATTGAAAGCCCAGGCTTTTGAATCCTTCGGCATAGGTCCGCTCCCACTCTTCGCGGGAAGCTACGTCGGCGTCAAAATATTCAAGGATCTCGGAGCCAATGTTGGCCAGATCAGACTGATCTAAATACTTGGCAAGGTTTTCGTAGTGTTTGGTTTCTTTTTCTTCGTCTTCCTCTTCGCCCATCGTAATGGTCGCACTACCGTCAGCGCCAATCTCAATGCTTACGCCTTCGTCCTTGTCAGGACCCTCGTCTTCATCTTCAATTTCCACATCTACTTCAGGCGGCATCATCTGCTCTTCGCCCACGGCGCCAAGCGCTTTTTCAATGTTGTTAGGTTTCTTTTTCTTGGCCATTACATTGCCCGATCATATAGTGGTTTGTCTACGATACCGCCCTTGGCAAAGCCTTCTGGAGCGTCTATGTATCGGATTTTTTCTGAAAGCCCAAACGGTAGGTCTGTAGGTTGAATTTTGTTAATCAGTGCTTTTAGTTGGGGCAAATAGTTACTTGGCAAAACATTCCCGGTCAACGGACCATCGCCATATGCTTGGCGCATAGAGAATTTGCCAGACTTCAGACCCTTAGCCAGCTCAACGTTAGTTACTGGCATTCCTTTGGAATCATACAGCACGTAAAGTTCAACATTGCCTTCTTCCAAAGCTTTGCGTCCATTATTAAATGGCCCGTATGCGCCGTAGTTTGCATAGCCTTTAATCGAGTTATCTATCACGGCAGCTTGAACAATCGTGGCATCTGGGTCAGTAATTTTTCTCCACTGGAATCCGTCCGGCAAAGCCATAAATTCAGACGTTCCGTAGGACAAAAGTTTTGGGTCTACTGGCTTGTTTGCTTTAATTGCCTGTGCCGCCGTGTCTGCTTGCGCCATCAATCCTTTTTCTTTTGCGGCAAGTTTTGATGCACGGGAAACAAAGGTAGCAAAGGTTATGTCTTTAAGTTCCTGGGTGCTCATCTTGCCTGCTTGTTTGGCAAGCAAATCAATGTCGTACCCAAACAATTCTGGATAAGTTTTAGTTAACTCAAGAATTGGTTGTCCACGTTTTGCCGCCTCTAATTCGTTGGCAGTCATTACTCCTGGTTGGAAAGCAGCCGTGCTTGATGGAAAGCGTGCAAGGTCAGAAGGAGCAATTGTTTCCCCCTCCACATTTACTAGCTCTGTAATCTTCGGCTCAATAACGGTAGAGAAATATTCGGGATTGTCTTTAATACGAATGCGCACTTCTGTCGGATTTTTATTTGTTAGTTTATACAAAAGATCGTCGGATATTAATTCTGGGGTTTGTTTAAACTGAGCAAGAATGCCTTGTGTGATATTTTGACGAAGTTCTTGACTTGCCTCATAGCGACTTTCTCGTTCAGAATAATCTTTTGCCAATATCTTCCTTTGCTCGATACCCAACATTTCGTCATATCGTCTTTCCAAGTCACGCATGGCGCTTAAATCTCCTTTGCGTGCACTCTCAAGAAGATACTTTGGAAAGACCTTATCCATCTCCTTTGGAAGCTTGATGCGACCAGCGATCAGTTCTTGCTTAAGCTCGTCCAACGGGCTTCCAGCACGTTTGGTATAAAAATCAAACGCTTTCTTGGTAAACATTTCGGCTGCAGCCGTTGCTTTTTC